ACTGTAGTCTTATTACGCAAACCTCTTAGAGCAGACCTTACAGTCCGCTCGTTGATTGCTCCTGCACCTGAACCACTTCCTATTTCTCTTGCGAGCAGTTCATCTGCCAGTACATTATCCTGCAACCTAGCACCAAACGTACCTGGTGTTGCAAGACCTGCTTTAGGTTCATTCCAAATGGTTTGTGGAAGGTTATTTACTTTCCCTAACGTCTCTTGCATTTCAGAACGTGTCTCTGTTACAACACCACCAAAAATTGTAGCCGTAGTGTAACCAGAAACATCTTCATTCCATACAGCAAATGCTGTCTGCGCCGCTGTAAGACCACCACTCGAAAGTTTGATAGTCATGACTGCACCGTTAGTACCAGATGCGCCTCTGACTACTACAGTAACGTCATCTGCTCCTGCCGCTAGTGCGGCATCAGGAAGGTCAAGTCTGTAGACACCCGGCATATTAACTGAATCTACTTCAGCAAACCCACCAGCAGTCCATCCGCCAGTAGGTGCTGTTCCGTCAATAACACGTGCTACAAGAGGGATGTTTACACTAGGAGTGCGTGAGCGGTTGTAACGGGCTGACAGACCGCTTGTAGAGGCTGTAAGACCTGTAACTCCTAGGTAGAGTTCTATAGATTGTGATGTGGAACCGGGAGCGATTGTAATGGTGCTAGCGTTTCGCTCTGTTGGTAGGTATTGACTTGATGGCGTGTAACTTGCGTACTCAGCGGCGTTTATACTCGGAGTCGCAGGGATAAGCCAAGATGTTCCATAGATATCCGTTGCTGGACTGTTTGTATTGATGCCAGCACTAACACCGGCATTGAGACTAGATAACGCGCTTATAAACGGATAATCTGCCCAACCTTGAATCTTGGACATTGATGCATTGATTGGGTTGAATGCATTTGTTTTTGAGGTAGCAGATGAACTTACACTAGTAACAGAGTTTGGAGCATTCAGTATGTTGTATGTCTGCAACATAGCCGAGGTGTTTCCAACATCAGATGTGATTGCAGTTGTCGATGCTTCGATGTAGCAGTTCTGTATAACTGATGGGAAGGCTGTAGACAAAGCGTTATACATCCGCACACCATACACGCCTTGCATGTAGTTATTGACAATTTTTACGCCGCCAAATTGACCAGATGTGCCAGAGGAAAGTGACATACATTCGGAGTTAAACCCATTTGTATTATTGTTGATGAAAATATTGTCAGTGATTACAGTCTGTGAATCCCAAGCACCAGAGTGTGCAGATGCACCAACAGCAAAACTACCATTCAGGACAACGCATTGTTGCATTACAAGTCCAGTACTACCGGCATTTATAGTTACTAGAACAGGTGGCTTTTGAGCATTAGAACTAGGTAAACCAAAAAGACACCGGTACAACTTTAAAGCACTAGCTGCTGGTGCTGAGAATGGTCTATAAAATGGACTAGGCGTTGGAGTCCATCCATAAAAAATCATGTCTTGAACGGTTACAAAGTTTTTACTGATAGAGAAAATATCTCCCAAAGTAAATGAGACATTGTCCGTTAGATAGTTTGTAAGAATAACCGGTCCAGCATTTACACCGGTAAATTGTGAAGCCGTAGGGTTACCGGCTATGGTGATGCGTTCACCTTCATTTGCTGGGTTTGTAAATCCAGCAACAAAGTTTCCACGATAGATTCCGGGAGCGATGTAAACCGTATCACCTACACCTACACCCGTTGCGCCGACAGCCTTGGTTATAGTCTGCCACGCTTGATTCGTAGCAGGTCCTGTGCCAGCGTTGGTGTCGTTACCATCTACACGAACGTAATATGTCGCCATTATTCAGCAGTCCCTGCCACAATTTCTTGAGCCATAATCACAGCAAACTGGTTGCTGTAACCTTGCTGAAACTGTGCGTCTTGTAAAGCCCACCAAGCAAAGATTGACGTACCATTATCACCAAACGTACCAATAAGATTGCCTTCGTTGTCATAGATATCACCAAAGACAATCCAGTCACCGGGGCTAAGAGGATTAGGCTCTAAGCGATAATTTTGCAGGTTCACTTCTTGACCTTCCGCTTATCAATAGCGACCATCGCAAGGTCACGCAACTTCTCAAGGTCACCAACACTCATAAAGTCTAGGTTGTCAGCAATCTGACTAAGAATCATAACCTCACCAAAAGGTATCTTGACTTCAGGGACGTTAGTAGTCTTCTTCAATAACTTACTTAGCCAGCTCATGTTATTCACTCACCTTTTTTAAAGACTTCTCGATCAATAGGTTGAAAGCCTGTACAGTACGCAGACCAAGTGTGCCAAGCAGGAATGACAGCCCAATCATTTGATGGGGTTGATCCCATCCTAGTTGTTTTGCAACAAGTGGAGTTAAGTAGATTGCCGACGCAGTTCCTGACAGAACTGTTATAGCTCCTTGAACTACATTCTTTATCTTGTTCCAGTCAGTGCCAATTAACGCACCGATAAAACCAGCAAGCAGCGTGTTCAAGTCAATTTGCAACTTATCCATTGATGTCCCTCGTCGTTTCACTGACTTTTCTCACCTCCGGTAGTTTAACTGAAAACACGGGTAGGTTGCTATCTTGTCGCATAAAGAAGGCAATCAACGCGGTTGTCATAGCGGGTATACCAGCACGGAGTCCTTCAATGCCAGAAATGAATAAAGCTTTAGTTACCGTGCCGTAGGTTGCGTTGTCAGCAATATGTAATTGCTTCCACGCTGAGTCAAATTCTGGTGCTGCACTAGCCATAAATGATGCTAATGCTATGAGAATAAGACGCCCCCACGCTACGTTCATTAGCCTTGACCTATTACTGGAGGGACTGCAAACGCACCACCCGATGTTTTAAGCCCGGCGTCTAATTGTAGATAAAGTTTGGCACGACCTTCGTTGTACCAATTACGCCAAGATAATCGATCAACTAATGTTGGGTCATCAATATTTTTAAGTATAAGTTTTACAGCAGCGTATGCCGGCACGGTTTGTCTTAGGAGGTCATCTGGTATGAACGAATATGACTTAATGTCATCTGTTCCTGCAATGCCAGATAAATCTACGTTAGGAATTCCGTATCCATAAACTGTAGCAGTCATTGAAGATGTTGAATTGTATGGGTAAAGGCTAATAGCATAATTATCTTGCCTGTACCAATACTGGACGTTTGCAGCTGATGTTGTTACCGCACTGGCGTATGTAAGGTCGTTAGCACGAACACTAGATTCACTAGCGTGAATAAGTCGTGTGCCTGAAATGTAAACGTCTGTAGGGAACCATATAGCCCCCAACGTGGGGCTTGTAACAGTTACTGCACTCATGTACCCAGTGCGAGTATTACTACTGAATCCAAGAGTTCCTACAGCGGGAACAGCAACGCACGTACGACACATCTCCGCAATGGCTTCCATGAGAAACTGGTTGATAGTTGAGTCACTATCATTACCAGAAGCAATGGTTCCTGTGCCACTACTTACTGCACCAAGAGTAGTGTTGGTTGCTTCATTTAATAGTTTATAAACTTCTTTACGAAGTTGTAAAATTGTTTGAGCCATTACACTGCTCTCCTGAAATATGTAGCAGCGTATGATTCAACCATTCCAATACGATCAACGTATTGAGACTGGTACATTTGGAATCCATCACCATCTTTTGATTGCATTGCACGTTGTGCTAGAACACCATAAACAAGACAGTCGTGAGCAACGTCCGGCAGTGGACATTCAGCATCATCGTTCATTGGTAGAGCAACGCCATTAACATCGTATTGCCAGTAATCACCGGGTATTGCATATCCCTCAATCATTATTCCTTGAGGTATTGCCGCTGCTGGAGGAGGATAAACAGCAATTTTATTTGGACCAGTAAACACAGCCATCGTAGGGTAAGCACTGCTTCCGTCATTACGAGCCATGTCTACCTTGCGGTTATAAGCGTCAAATAAACGCATACGTTCCCAGTCACCGCCTGTGTTTTTAACTTGTACGTTTCTAATTCTGTATAAATCAGGTGCACAATATTCTGTAGTATCAGCAGCCAGATCAAGATACCGTCTGCCGTTATAGCAGTCAGTTGATCTGGCTATCTGATTAGCAACCTCGATAATGAGGAGGTCGAGACCAAACGGGTCTTGGTCTGAATCAGAGCCAAAGTAATGCCGTCCCAAAAGACGTATACGCCGTTTGATCTCGCCTCTAGTCATTAGGAGTACGAACCGTCCTTACCCTGCACAATGTGTACAGTGTAGGTAGCTGCTGCGGCAGTTGCCGTAGAGAGCGTGTCAACGATTGCAACTTGGAACCAGTTGTAAACGTCATTGGTTGACCCGTTATAACCACATGGAACAGTCAACGGAAGATAAACCTCAAAAGACGATTTACCATCAACTGTGTTCAATGTACCAACGGTAGACTTCAGGAACGTTGCATCAGATGGAGTTTGATGAACGATAGTGTAAGTACCAGCAATTGCAGTAGCTGCAAGAAGGCGAACTTGATACTGAACTGTTCCAGCCACAGCAGATGTAACACCAGTAAGGTTAATCATAACCTTTACAAACAAACCAGTGTCACGGGTCATTGCCCATGGGGTAATGTTCAATGGAGCATCAGCGTTTGTTGCTCCACTACCAGTTGTTCCACCAAATGTGGTAGTTGCACCTGCCCCAGAAGCTTTAGTCTTCTGTACAGTGTTAAAATTTAGCAGAAAATCTCTTGCCATAATAAACCTTCCTTACGCTACCTTGATGTTGTAAACACGACCGATAGCGCGTGTATGTGGAACCCACATACCTACACCCCAATCGAATACGATGTTGTGAAGAACGCCGTTTTCCTTGCTGAGTCCAAGGTACGTTGGCTTGAATGGTCCACTCTGCCAACCAGTACAGTAGCCATTGCCGTAGCGAACAGCGTACATAGATTGAAGTCCAGTGGATGTGGATGCTTCTACACCAGTTGCAGATTCATTGCTTAGAACTGGAGTAATACCATCGGCTTTACGACCAACAGAACGGATTGTTGCAGCCTTGAATTTTTCTACCGGGCGATCGAATGAGTCGCGCGTCACGTCAAATCCAGCTCCAATGCCCATATTCCTAATAGCCCACTCAATACGGCGTTTAAGAAGTTCAGAAACATAGATTGTCACACCATCACCGTCTGGGCTGTTCATATTGTCAAGCAACTGTTGCATATAAAGCATCAAGTTGTTGGCAAGACCAGAAGCACCAGTTGTAGTAGTAAGGTCTACGCCACCTGCGTTAACCGACATTTCCGAAGGAATGTCAAACTGATCAGGGTTCGACAAGCGATATCGAAGACCAGGGAAACAGTCTGCATCACCCGTACTGGCTGTCGGGTCATTGGAAATAAATTTCGTATTGAAATCATACGCAAATGCTTCCATAAAAATCTGAACCTGTGCTTCGATTGGGTCAACAATGTTGTTAGGCTGATCAAGAAGTACATGGTCAATCTGAATCTTATTACGAATAAGATACATAGATTCTTCGTACTGCTTTGGCTTACCCTTAGAAACTGTTGGTTCTTCGTTAACCGTTGCCCAGTTAATCGTTGGAAGCGAACCGGACTGCTGTGTAAAACGTACACCAACCTGCCGAAGCGATGGAGATGTTGTCAGTGGGATGTCCTTAAGAGCATTCCACGTTTTGTGAAGAGCCTTGGTAATTTCCTTTACCAAGGGGTCGTTGCTGATGATTGCCTGATCGGCAAGAGTCATAGCTTGTGTATCAAGCAGGACTGCACCGGATGCGATTGCCATTTGTTTCTATTCCTTATAGAGTTCCACGGCCTCGAGTGATTCCCAGAAGAGAACCAAGACTTGAACGTTGTTGCCCATTGCCACCTCCGGTAGGAGCCATCCTTGCGGCTTGACCGTTACCCATTGGTTGTGGAGCACGTTTTGTCTGGTTCATTCGACTTGCAATCTCAGGAGCCAAAGACTGTGCGATTGTACGTACCTGTTCGTGAACTGCTTGAGCCGCATCCATAGGGTCGAATCCCGCTTGAATGAGGTTGTCCACCAAACCAGGTGCGCGTTGTGCAAGTGGAAATTGTTGGACAGCAGCGTCACGCTGTTGCATCAACATATATCCCTGCACTTGAGTCATCTGTTGCTCATAGCGGTATTTGGCAATTTCTGCCTCTTGCTGCATTTGAGCGACAGCTGGATCAATGATTTGCGAATCGGCTAACTGCTGATATCGGTTACGGATTTGATTTTCATAAGCAACCTGTTGTTGTTGCTCCATGGCTCGATCAATGTCATCCGCTGACTGATATCCTTGTTGCTCAAACTGTTCAATAACTCGACCCCAGCGGCCAAATTTTGATTCTAGTTCGTCAGCCGTTCGAGCACGTTCGTTTACTTCACGAAAGCGCTCATATGGAACAGGTTGTGGAGATGTAGGCTCCGCCTGGTACTGGTTCTGATTTTCGTATTGAAGTCCAAGAATGTCATCTACAACATCCGTGTAATCCACTTCCGAAGAATCATGACCACCATATTCCGCATCTTGACCTGCTTGCTCACTTGTCGCCCATTGTGAGTTATCATCGGAACCGGCGTTATCCCGAATAAAGTCCGTTACTGCGTTACCTAACCCTGTATCGCCAGAATCTACTGCTGGTGAATCAGTAGTTCGTGTCACCATCTCTTCAGGCATTTAAGAGTTCTCCTTTTATTTTAGCACACCGTTGTTTGTTGATTTGCCATCTTGTGGCTTTGGTGTGTTGCGATCTGTTCCTGAGACCACATTCTTAGCAATGTCAGCAACTTGCTTTTGAGCATACTGCTCGCCAGCGGCTGATACTTGTGCTTGTATTTTCATAAGGTCAGATTGCGTTTTTGCTTCTTGCAATGCTAACTGTTTTTGTAAATCGATTTGTGCTTTGGCTTGCTCAACTTCAGGATTAAACTGCTCTTGCTTGGATGCAAGTTGTGCTTGTATCTTCTGCTGTTCCATTTGCATCTGTTGTTGTTGCATAGCCATTGCTTGCTGTTGCATTTGTTCTTGCTTCTGTTTAGTAATTTGCAAGTTGTCCAAGATGTCAGATGTTTCTGGCAACTGAATCATGCGAACAGCCAATGCGTTTGTATCTGCATCTTGTGGGTCACCAAATAGACCCATCTGACGAAGCAATAGAATCTTCTGTAGTTTCTGCTCTGGTGTATCAAGCATTGAACTACCAGGTACATAAACAACACGGAACTGTCCGCCGTTACGAATCTGATCAAACGTGATTATGCCTTGATTGATTTGATTTCGTGGATTAATCTGGTCATCAACAGAACCGATGAATGGTGTGATTGCATACTGGTCAACCAATGAAATCTCCCAGTCTTTGATTTTACTAATTGAGATTTCAATGTCTGCACGAATATAACTATGTTGCGTATTGTCTGCTCGCTGAAGTAACGTTACTGCCTCAGCCGGAGTACCCGCTGGTGCTTGCCCTTGACTTACATCGTGAAGACCGGCAATGTCTGCCATATCCTTTTCGAGTGCTTGCATAAATGGAATAAGGTCTTGTGAAATACCCGGAGCTCGCATGATTTGTGGTGGATTAGAACCACGGTCGTAGTAAACCTTGCGGTAAATACGACTGTTGTCATCGAGGTCATCACCCGCCTTATCAAATGCATCTGCACCAACACGAGACAATCTTTCAATCATCAAGTAGTCTTTGTTAGTTTCAAACTGCTCTAGCCATCGACTATAGATGCGGTTGTACGTTTGTTGTAGTGGGCAAAGGTCAAAGCAAAGACTATGACCATAAGGAGTCCCTGATCGAGGTTGCCATCGAAGAGGGATGAAAGGAAAGTCATCCTTCTTTTTGTATGGCCAATCGCCAGCGTAAAGTAGTGCACGATTTGTACTGACAACGTATCGCCCGTTTTCGTACTGAGAGGTAGGTTTTTCCCAATATTCATATACGATAGCACAATGCTTACGACTGTCTATGTTGTTTAGTCTTGCACTCGACGGCTGAACCCAGCCGTTACCAGAACCATTTGCACCTTCAAGATACGAATCAACATATCCTGCGTTTTGTCCTGCAACAGCATCAGGTGTTACAGCTTTACCTGCTTCACCGTAGTTATCAACAAACCATGACAATGGCTTTATACTAGCGTGTATCATCCAACGGACATCGTTATCACGTTGCGCTGTAGGGTCCATCATGACGTTGAAGCAAGGAACAATCTCTTCTTCAACATCTCCTAGCGGTAGAGATTCATAGCCCTTAACTGAACCATCATCCATGCTCATCTTAGGCACAATGATTTCAGCGTTAGCCTTCCAGTAAACTTTCACAAACGATGTACCAGTAATACATGCCCATCGAACACGTTCTTTAGTCTGAGTCTCACGATCAAACTTACGAGTGTAATGTCCAGCAATAAAGTTTGCTTCATCTGCGGCAGCTTGGTCTTTAGGGTTTTGTGACAGTGGCACAGCCCTTGCATCAGGAGCAACCTGCGTTAATTTACCAACCACTCCATCAATAAGTGGTCTCATCTTGTTGACGGTTACATAACGGTTAGGTTCGGCTGGGTTCTGTAACTGTACTAAGTTACGAGTCTGACTATTAATGCGGAACCACTGCCTACCTTCAAAAAACGCAAGAGCCTGTGCCCATTCAAGTTCCATTTCTTGACGTGCTTTGTAAGCGGTGTCAAATTGTTCCTTGACGTAGTTGACTACTCTGACTGCTTCTTCTGGTTGTTCTTTAGGGTCTACTGCCCACTTATTAGCATCATGGTCAAGTGTAAGGTCATCTTTATCCGTAAGCTTTAAATTACCAACGTCAAAACTACCGGCTGTTCCAGAGTTGTCTGGCATTTTCATTGCCATAACATTTTGTTCAACCTCAGCCATGCCGGGTGGATTCATCTCTACAGCTTCAGATCTGTTATACATACCCGAAGTTAACGTTGGCTTTTTCTTACCAAATCTAGGGAATGGTATTGCCATTACAAGTACCTGTCATCCTGACGTATAAACGCCTGTAATTCGTTATGCATTGATCGCCACCAACGTAATTCCCATGTTATTAATCCTAAAAACACGAGAATACCAGTAAGTAACAGATAAAGAATAATACCACTGGGCGTCATACGAACTTGTCCTCGTCTTTGTTGCCAAGCCAGTGTGGCTTATTTGCTTTAGCATTAGTATGGGGGCACTGTACGGGATACTCACGCCACATGACGCCATATCGAAGGCTGTCTAAAGCGTGGTCGCTTTTTGTACCTGGATCAAGGTCTTCCGGGTCTTTAGGGTTTGCCATAGCACCTTTCAGTTCACGGATAAGATTAGGACATGCTCCACGTACTATACGAAATCTTGGCATCATATTGCCTTCTTTCACACGACTTGCAACAAGCCATTCCTTTAATCTACGCCAACCAGCCTTGCGGTCTTTTACAGCACGTACCGCTGGGAGTCCTCGCCTCCACCACACTTCTACTGGATATTCACCAACCCTCTGATCAACATTCTCCGGTGGAAAAGTATTAGCGTAATCAAACGCAATTGCTTCCAATCGGGTTTGCCATAGTCCTTCTCGGAGGTTCTTTTTTACTGGAGTTGCCCACTGACGTTTTTCAAGTTCTTCTAAAACTTTCATTGCTTGATGTGAAGACACTAAACCGGCTTCGTAGCATTCTCCAATTACGTAAACGTCTTCATTCTCGTCACTAGCATAGATAAGAGTTGCGGCCGGTGCACCTGTACCAAAGTCATGACTTGCCCAAATACGCCACCAAGGTGCAACGTCAACACTATCAACAACGTGCCAAGGTTTTCCTTGCAAATCAACTTCCTTGAAATCAGGAAAGAACATTCCACCAACACCAACTTCATGTTGGCACTCACGAAGGAACGAGATGATGCCGTAGTCATCTATCTCACGTTGGCATACTTCAAGGTCTTTATGTGCCCATGTTGGTGTACCGGCGGTAATCTTGTAACCAACACGTCCGTCTTCACGTTCTACAGGCTCATATTGCAAACCTTCTACAGCAGGAACAATAGGTGACTGTATGCGGTTTTGTAGCATATCTAGTTCACCGTTAAGTACCTGTGCCATGACGGAGTTAGCATGAATCTTATTCTGTACAAATACAATTGCACAGTCAGTACTTTTAGCAGGAAGGATAGTCTGCGTAATAGTTGCTATCTTTTTTTCAACCCGGTTAACCGAATCATCCAGTTCGTCAATGTCATCAAGGATGATGAAATCAGGTCGAAGGTGATCAAGCTTAACACCACGAGCACCAGTGTCAAGACCAAAAGCCAAAACATTAAAGCCATTAGCAGTTCGTAGCTTTGACGCATTCCAGCCTTTAGAAAAGCCATACCTATTCAAAGCCCTTTCAATACCGCACCGTTCCATCGTGTGTGCAATATCAGAAACGTGACGGTCGGCTGCTTCTTGCGTTGAGCAAACGTACAACAGGAATCGACGAGAACCTTTTACTGCAATGCGAGCTGCAATATGCTCCATTGTCGTACTTTTGCCACCACCACGGAACCAGCACTCAATCAATGCAGGAGGTGGTGCACCGGCAGTTATACCTTCAGCCCAGTCCCACGCGCGTATGTGATGGACACCTAACTCACTTGATGTAGCGTGAGGTGCGTATGTTCTAAGCCAATGTTTGTAATCCAATTGAGCTCCATCGATAGCAAACGCGCGACCAGAATCATAATCACCAGTCTCAATGACTTGGCCAATCTGCTCCTCAAGGGCTTCAAGTAGAGCAACTGACAATGGTTTATCAGAACTTGTCAGATGTCTAAACTCTTTAGGAGTTGTTCGTTTTAGGTTGTTCGACATCTTCTACTATTTCCGCATCTTGAATATCTTCAGTTGTATCCTGCTTATGTTGACGAAGTAGTTTATTGATACCAGACTTAATCCCGGCAAGCTCATCTGAATCACGAACATTTGTTTTTACAACGTCTACAATCTGCATTATCAACATAAACGCCTGATCTGCTTCCAGTGTATAGGCCTTTGTCTGCATCATGCGTTGTTCGGCTTCTACTAGGTCAGTACGGCGGTTGATTAAATCAAGTACATCTTTACTGGCTGAGTACTCATCCAGTCTCTCCTTGAGCAAATCACCTATCTGTTCAAATGCATCTATGAAGTCAGGAGACCCTAGTTTTGACCTAGCAAGGTTATACGCTGACTCAACCTTACGATACTGCTCAATACCTACGCCTTCAGCAGCCGCTTCTGCACGTTGATCAAGAAGAGCAGTTACGTAAGCAGTGTCATCTCGGAGACTGAATAGGTCTGGGTCATCACGGTAAGAATCAACCTTCTCAAGTAACTCTTTACCAACCTTGCTAAATCGTTTGCGGTTTGCTTGGAATAGGTGTCCAAGGTATCGAGGCGTCTCCGCTTTACGAAGATGTGCACCACCATGTGCCATGCAATACTCTTGCCCTGATAAGGCTAACGCTCGACATCTACGCTTAGTTCCGTCTTTATCAACTAAAGCACTACAGACAAGGGCTTCACCATGAGGGGTCTTACGATAGACGCGCCCATCTCGTTCAATGTAGTTGCCATTGACTTCTTGAATGTAATTCATACGTACAAGTATACAGGCATAAAAAAATGGGGCCGAAGCCCCATTTCATTAGTTTGAAAATTACTTGACGTACTTTTCTTGCATTTTGGCGTACGAAGTATTCCCTTTATACTGACCACGTTGTCCGCGATAAGCTTCAAGTGTGCGACCAGCACGTGCTTCATCTTTAGCTTTGATCGTATTGATGATGCCGCCCTTGTTAGCCTCTAACGACAACTCTTTATCTTTGGCAATCTTGCTGTCAAAACGAGCCATGATTTTAGATTGATCATCAGCATCAAGTCCGTCTTTGTTCATCTGGCTACGAAGATAGTTGCGTCCAGTGTCAATGCCCTTGCGAAGCGTAGCATCAAACGCAGAACCCAGATAAGACTCAGGGTCACGCATTGCCTTACTCTGACCTCGCCCTTGCCTACCAATGTCAGCAATTGAACTAGGTCCATCTGGTGCTGGAGTCATTGGTTTTTGCCCAGCAGTTTTAGGACCACCAACCCCATCAGGCTTTTTAAATGCAGCTGGTTCGGCTTTTGCTCGTTCACGATATGGCATTATCGTTTTGAGAACTTTATCCGATACACCACCCGTTAAAGCCGATAAATCTTTTTGGGTTTGACCGGGAGTCATTGCTTCACGAACGTTGAATGGAATGTTTCCCAACACGTCATTAAGACGGTTGTCACGTCCACCAACACCATCTTTGTACGGCAACTTATGACCATACCTAGCCATATCAAGGTAAGGTTCTACTGCACCAAAAAGGTCACCAGCACTTTTAGCACCGTAATAAGCAAGCCCAACCCTACCAGCCATTTTTCCAGCAGGAGAGTTCATAACTTGAGCAACAGGTCTTACGACTTTACCAACTGCTGATCCTAATTGAGACATACGAGAAGCAGCTGGAACACCACGTTTAGCGGCGTTAGCAGCAACACGTTCCGCAAAATTTTTGCCGGCTACTAATCTTTCACCAGCAGGTGGCATAGGTGGTGTACCACTTGACGGAGGTGTAGGGGGTGGAGTAAATCTTTCAGTTCTAATACGACTTGGGTCTACACGAACGCCAGTAGTATCAAAACGAGGGTTGGTTTTAATGCGACTACCGTTAGTGCGAGTGCCACTGCTTACGGCAGCTATTGGCCTAGTACTACTAGCACTAGAAGGTGAAGGCATATCTCCAGATGTACGTCCAGATGGTGGCATAGACGGACGTGGAGTCCTTGATTTAACTAAATCACTATACTCTCGAGCCAAGCGTGGATTAGGTTGACGTCCTTTAAGAAATGCTTTATATGTCAATCCTGGTCCTAATGCCATTGTTAGCACTTACCCTTCTTGCACATTGGGCATTTGCATCCAGCAGGGTGAGCCTTCTTAACACCCATCATGTCGGACATCGTCTTTGTTGATTTAATTACTTTAGCCATCGTTACACCTTTTTCTTTGCATTTGCCATTAAGGCTTTACCCATTGTACTTTGACCAGGGTAAGTTGGAGTTTTGACAGTAACCATCTTTTTAGTCATGTTGAGCATTGGCTTACGACCCATTGCTGCTCGTTTCATTTGAACATCAGAAGACGTCATTTTGCCCTTCCTTTAAACCCACTTCCAACAATTACATTACCGTTAGGTTTAATATGTTCTTTCATTTCCATCTGCATTAATTGAGACATACTAGGTGTTTTCTTAAGACCATGTTCCTTTTTCTCCATCTGTAACATTTCTGTTTTGGTTGGAGTTTTCTTCATGCCGTGTTCACGGCGTTCAAGATCAGGTAAGTTACGCATAAAGATATGTGGGTGATTGATGTTTTTCAGCATTAGCAGTTCCAAGCTCGAAGGCTTTTATTAATACGGCTATTAGGGTCCTTAGCCGTTTTAGCAGATGTGTTTACCCGCTTCATACCTTCCATTCTTGCACAAAAACTTTTACGCCTTGCGGCATCCTTTGGAGTTTTTGGACTAGGAGCCGGTGGCTTGAGATTTAATCCTTCGGCTTTTTTAAAATGCGCACGACCAGCCGCATTTAATCCGCCTTTGGGATTCTGATATTTTTTTACAACACCCATAAATAGGATTGTACATCATGGCATGGAACACACTTGCGACCGCAGATATGCAGGTATAGAATAACCTATGCTCTCTACAGTTGTGTATGAACCATTGATTATTAATGCGTTGCTTGCATACTGTGTGCCACCTAACGGAAAGCACATTGAGCACATTTCTGGAACTTACACAGATGATACGTTGCATACGTTTGAGTGCTGGTATGTACAGATACTTACAGACAAGATATGGAAGTTCTTTGTAGTTAATACAGAGGATGATCGTGTCAGCCTTGAGTTTTTTAAAGATGAACTACGGGCAAGTCGAAATTTTGAAATGTACCAAAAAAGGTACAAAGGAGAACAAAATGGAATTAGAAAAAAAGTCCGAAGAGATGCAATATCCTCTGTCGGAAAGGGAACTGGAGATTTTGGGTCATCTGGCCAAAGGCCGGACGGCAAAGATGATTGGAGCAGCTCTGGGAATCTCTTTTAGAACAGTTCAGTTTCACGCTGACAACATGTACTGGAAGTTGAATGTTAGTGGTATGGATGCCCGTACTCGTGCCGTCAAGAAGGCTCAATCTCTTGGACTCATCGACTAATGCGTTACCTGAGTGTATGCAGTGGGATAGAAGCAGCATCAGTTGCTTGGCATGACTTAGGTTGGACTCCAGTTGGGTATTCCGAAATTGAAAAATTTCCTTCAGAAAGTTTAGCAAAACGCTTTCCGGATGTACCCAACTTTGGAGATATGACTAAGTTTAAGGAGTGGAATCTTGACCGAGATACAGTTGACCTTATTGTCGGAGGAACCCCTTGTCAGTCCTTCTCCGTTGCAGGATTGCGAAAAGGACTCGATGACCCCCGTGGCAACCTTGCCCTCACCTTCGTTTCAATGGTTGAGTACTATCAGCCAGAATTCTTTATCTGGGAAAACGTTCCCGGTGTTCTGTCAAGCAACGGAGGACGGGATTTTGGTTCCCTCCTCACGGCGGTGGGGTACATCGGGTATGGGTGGTCCTACCGAGTGCTTGACGCTCAATACTTTGGAGTCCCCCAGCGACGCCGTCGAGTCTTTCTTGTCGGACATATTAGTGGAGATTCAAGACGTGCCGGAGAGATACTATTTGAGTCCGAAAGCTTGCGAGGGTATCCTCAGAAGAGCCGAAAGCCGAGGCAAAAAACTTCCTCCAGTGTTGAAACAAGCACTGATGCGGAGGGTGTCTCTTGGCCAGCAACAATCACAGGAACCCTAGATGCTCACTACGGGGACAAGATGGGTTTGGAAAACCAACACATTGATGGTGGTGCAACACTTTTTGTCCCAGCCACCTTTTACCCATCGTTAGTAAGAACTGGACATCTTCAACTTACGGAGAAAACAGGAACACTACTTGCTTCAATGAGCAAGAACGGTGACAACCAACCATGCATCTTGTATAACCATCATCCTAGTGATGGACGGTTAACCGAAGAGCCTCATACTTGTGGGACGCTAACTGCTCACATGGGAACAGGTGGTGGGAATGTCCCACTTGTGCAGCACGTCTTCCGTAAAAGTACACGCCCTCGATGCAGAGACGGTGAAGAGACGTGGGTGGATGACGGCATTGCAAACACGTTGAATTGTTTTGATATCGGTGACATCCAAAGCACGAATCTTGCTGTGCAACCTATTGCTCTTGCCGAGAACACTATTGGGCGTCAGCCACTCAATGGGGGCAATGGTGATGGGTTTACAGTTGGCGGTCCCATGTATACACTGAATGCCACTGGTGTTCACGGTGTTGCCCATAGCCACGCTTTTAAGATGCGAGGCGGTGGTAATGGTGATGGTTCTCGAGGTGGTCCCGTTGGCGGGACAGGAGGCACGGGATACTTGGGACAAGATGAGATGGCTTTTACTGTAGCTGCATCACAAGATCAATACGTTGCTCATGATGTAGCCAATACTCTCCGTGCTAACCCCGGCAGTGGATTCCGATCAGACGGAACACCTGTTGAATCAATTGTGTATGCCAACAAGGACAACTGGATTGTCAGACGTCTGATGCCAGTTGAGTGTGAGCGCTTACAAGGTTTCCCAGATAACTGGACAGATATACGCAAGGATACTCCTGATGGTCCCCGTTATAAAGCAATTGGTAACTCCATGGCTGTACCTGTCATGGGATGGATTGGAAGACGCATCCAAGAAAGCAAAGAACGACATGGTTGAACACTATCGCAAAGGCCCCAGTCCACGAAAGTTTGCAATGGACTGGGGGTTGAATCCACACCTATTCAATGTCATCAAGTATGTTGCTAGGTGTAATCACAAGCAATATAAGAACCAAGACCTACATAAAGCAATCTGGTATCTGGTAGTTGAGCTCACTGATGACGAAGAGTTGTCAGATGAGATTGTAGATAGAGTAAAAAAACACTCCCTTAGTTGAGGGAGTGTTCGTGTTTTATTTGGTGTCTTATTCCGCAAATGGGTCATCAATGTCCTGCATAGGTGCAGCCTTCTTGATTCCGGTAGATGACTCGGTAAAGCCACCAGGTTCTCCATCTTTAGGACGATCAAGACCAGAGATGTCATCTACGATGATTTCGTAGACCTTACGCTTAGTGCCATCCTTGGCTTCAAACTCACGTACACGGAGTTTGCCATCAACAGAAACCAAGCGTCCTTTTTTGAGGTACGTGCCAGCAAAATCAGCGGACTGTCCAAAAGCAGATGCTTCAAAGAAGTCTGTTTCTTTTTCTCGCCCTTTACGATCTACTGCAATACGCAATCCTGCAACTGTCTTACCTGCATTCGTGGTGCGAATCTCAGGGTCAGCACATAGCCTTCCGATTAATACAACTCTATTAAGCATCCGTAATTCCTCTACTCGTCAAACGTAGTCATTTCGCTAAGTGGGCGATATGGCTTCTTTGGGGCAAGATACTGAATAACAGTCTCTGCCAATTCAAGCATAACCCGATTCGGTACAACTACACCGTCATTGCGCTGGGAATAAAGATAGTTCCAAGCCTGAAGCGGTGTTCCAACATATGGGTCATTAGTGTCAACTGTAATGTGATATTGAATACCATCACTGTAAGACAGTTTGATATCAACATTGCAATCACGGCTGTTGGTGATTATCGTTGTCATTCTTCTTCTCAAGTTCCTTGATGCGTTCTTGCATCTTGTTCATCTTGACGTTCATCAAGTCAAAATACGTTGTTACTGCATTGAGTTGCTCAATGAGTTGAACCATCATCTCCATGGTAAAGACGATTGGTTCTTTGTCTTTGTTTGTTGTTTCCATTACAACTCCTGTCCCTGTAAGTATACCAGCGGTTTACTGATTAAGGTAGTACTTCTCAAAGGATTTTGTTGCAACTGGCAGAACTTCAGTGAGAACATTCCAACAATCCGTTGCGACTTCCCTGTGTTCTGCTTGCGTATGTTCATCCATTCGCACACGACAGTAGTGAAGCCAGTCACGTACTGTGCCCTTCATGTACAGGCGTGTACCCATGCAGAGTGGAAGCACCATGCGAGCTGACTCAAGGGCTACGCCTTGCTCAACGAGTTGGTTATATGTTCTGATTGAGTTCAATATAGCCGCTAGTGCTACGTTGTCGGCGTTCAGTTGGTCTTCTTCATCAACAAACGGAATACTGCCTTGCCTATTAGTGGAACCTTTGGCTCGCATTTTTGGCAAGTCCATCTCAATCTTAGATGGGTCAGCGTAACGCTGGCTAAACTCTTGGAAATGGAAGCTGCGATGACGAAGAATCTGAGCTGCAATAGCCCTAGATGTAAAGATTTCAATGGTTACATCAACCATTTCAAATACAGACCAGTGACCTTCCTTCATGCAGTAATTAAGTAATGCTTCATAACTGGGATTGTCTTGGTTACTCGACGATACTCGAGCAAGATGAATCATAAACTGTTCAGCATCAGGCTGAATGTACTTAAGTGTTGCTGCCATTACTTAGGGGTATCCAGTTCGTCATATGTATTGACATTGTCTATACACCGATTACTTACGCCTGTGCTACCAAACCCGCCTGTACGGACGTTCTGAGCGCCAGCATCGGCATACGTAGCGCTATGCACAAACAACATTTGCGCTACGCGCATACCTGCATCGATATGAAACGGATAAAAACCTGCATTGAATAAAATTACGCCAATCTCATGTTCGTAATCAGCATCAATAACACCCGGTGCATTGAGTACAAATACCGAGTCCTTAAGGGCAAGCCCAGACCGGCTACACACCAAGCCAACAACATGATCAGGCAATTTGGTACGCACACCAGTTTTAATAAGTGCTGTTTGACCAGCTTCTACAACACACGAATGACGAGCTGATAAATCGTATGCAGCTGCTTTTGATGTGCTTTTAACAGGCAAGATACCCGGCACACCATCGATAAGTTCAAAGTACATTACAACCTCCCCTGCAAGTATACAATCTTTATCTGTAACCGGCCGTTTTTTTAGCAATACTTTTAGGTTGTGCTACAAACTGCTTACCGGCTCTGTTACCAGCAGCCTTTGCTTTATTGGTAGCGGCTGTTTCTGACTTAGACAGACTCGACCATGCCTTTTCAGGAAGATAACGTTTCTTGCCTTCGCTTGGTGTACCGTCGCTAGTCTTCCACTTTTGCTCTGTCCACTTGGAAAGACTGTTATCTCTCGGCTTAGGCCCAACGTATCCACCACCAGAACCTTTGTACTTCTGTGTGGCTAACTGAGCTTTGCGAGCAGACCATTCACCGGGGTCACCGCCTTTAGTGCCAGCCTTTACACTAGCAACAATAGCCTTCCACTTGGTGGGGTCAGTCTTCTTTGCTGTTGACATCAATGCTATTCCCTTCTGTAAGGTTAGATATTTCTACACCTGGCAGTTTACTTAATTCCCATATTGCAAAGTACTCATCAAAACTTGCTTCATCTATTGTGCGGACATCCACATCAATACTGGCTAACCACTGTTTAAATTTAGAGTATTCAAAGTATCCAGCAATGTAGTCATAGATGTAGAACGCTAAAGATGTCGTTCCAACACCAGCAATAAAGCCTTGTAATCCGTTCAATTGAACACCCCTTAAATTTCCAGCGTGTCTGTTACAACTACACCTGCACCATTCCCTCTAACCGATCTAGGCTTAGATGCGTATAGGTTGAGCATGAGTCCACCTTTAGGCAAACTTGGTGCATCCCACAAAGCAGCGTAGGAATCTTTTCGTCCGTGCTTGATAAGGTTATCGCTAGTAGTACCAGCGTATGTGTCAATGTACGATCCGGTTCTTAAAGTAAGAACATCTCTGGTTTGCACTCGGTTTTCTAACTTAAGAACGCTCTTGTGAAAGACTACTTTGTTGTCACGTCCCGCTTGACGGTGGTGAGTGTGTCCACGCCAGATAGCATCCGCACCTTCAATCCACATAGCCGCCCTTGAGAAAGTGATAGCACCTTTAGTTACAGGTGCAGCACCACCAGCTCCGTGGTGATAATGAATGACGTAGTGCCCTACACGAGCAGCTTCTTTGTATGGACGCAGTTGTATGTGGATGAAACCATGATATCCACCATATTGGATTTTTCCAGTACCGGCATTAAGCATTACAACTAGTTGCTTGACAGGTTCGATGTGATGGTATCTGGCAACGCTATCATCATGGTTGCCATCACCAATCATAATGATGTCATCTTTGTATGGCTCAAGTATTTCGTACGCCCATCTAATACTTTCGCCAAGCATGTCATCTCCCGAGGAGAACATTCGTGGATGCAAATTATTAGCCCGGTATCTTTTACGATCACCGGGCATCACAGCGTCAAACACGTCACCATTGATAAGTATCTTTGCTCCACGTTTCTTAGCGGTTGCAAGTTCTTTTTCAATGAGACTGTAATCTACGTGTAGACCTCCGATATGAAGGTCACTCATGAGACACAAAGCAAGATCTGCTGTGTCAGTGCAATAGTCAATAACTGTCATTAGTCACCTCGGAATATCATCGGGTTACTACAGTATAACAATTTAGGTTGTTTGTAAGTTGCAATGACAGCACACAAACAAAAACCACCGCAGATGGGTGGCTTTTGTCTAATCCAGCACAGGACTTTCTTTATTAAATCCCCTTTCGGGTACTGTCATTTTATAGCAACTAAATAAAAAAAGACCAGCGTGGCCGGCTGGTCTTTCTGTTTGCAGAGTTTGGTTTGTCGGGAAGGTTCGGGTTTCGCTGAAGCCTTTCTATTCATTCCGTGTGCAATATACCTTATCTGTCTTTTATCTGCACTGTACGTACAGTGTTTTTGCGTTCGTGTTGATAGATAGCATTGTGAACAATGTCAATCGTGCCAACCAATGCTGGATTATTAATCCTTCCAATAACCTCTACAACCCCGTCAGTATCTGAAGTCAATTCAACGTATGGAGCATTTGGGTTGAGCATAAAATACTGCGACACCTGTGAGACTGCGTCATACAGTGCATCACTATTAATGTCACTCAGAGGTGGATGTACTATGTATTTTCTCATCTATCTCGTCCCATTCACATACTTCCCAGTCAGTTGCAGCCATATCCTCATACGTGAAGCAAGTGAACTTACACTGTAGTTCCCACGTTTCAGCCGTACGTCTTTCTACAAATGTCTTTGTATGAAAATCGTAGTAGACAATTTTGTTCTCGTCTTGATCTATCCATGCCTTGCGAGTTATAGGTAATCCTTCCATAAACGCAAGTAGTACTTCAGCAAACGTCATTCCACTACCTCGCATCCTTTAGGCCATGTAACAGTGCCATCCGCTTTGTTATACACACCGAGTATCCAGTCGTTTACAGTCATGTCGTAACCACTGATCTCAAACGCCTCAAGCAAGCTGCACTCGCTATCAATCCAGAGCTGGAACGCCATGCGTGAATATCTCATGTACTCAATATCTAGCCAACAACTACGTCTTACAGCCCCGCCCGCAAGTAACCAGTCCAACGCCCTACCAGCAGTCTGATTTACACATGCAGCGTGTCGTTGATTGTGTTTGATTCTAGAGACGTGCTGTGCACTAATACCAAACTCCCTAGCAATAGAATCCTGCTTCACACCCTCTGCCACCCGCTGCCTTACCAACATAACCTGCTCAGGAGTCAACTTACGCCTACCGTCCATCACTCACCATCCTTAGCATCAATGGCTTCCCAGTCATCATGCAAGAAGTGATCAGCAACAATCAGTATCGAAATAGTTGTACCCCGCACGTATGAAATCTTCTTTGTTTGACGGTTCATCCTAATGTAATCACCAGACTTCCAATCCACACGACGAATGTGCTTACCGTCACGTATCGCAACCAACGCTTCAATGCCTGTCATATTCATACCTCCACCGCAAGTATATCATTACCTGCATGGGTATGAGTTCTCCGACGGGAGAAGTGGTTTGACTAGGGATATTCTGTAGGGGGTTGGGATGGAGAGGTAGTATATACCCCGGCACACATTGTCCTACCCCCCTGTAAGTACACATGGTACTAAAGAGGGAAAGGAAGATAGTGTCTAAAACACAGCGGACGCCCGACTGTATAGGAGGGCGTACTGCGCCAAGCTTTAGCGAAGGCGCACCCCCTTATGGTGAGAAGGAAGGGTGGCACAGCCTGACGTACACACCACAACTACATCAAGCTTTAGCGAAGATGTATAAGAGCGTGAGCATATATTGCACATAGCGTACACACCACAACAATATGTCACGAACTCAGCAATGAATGGTCTCGCTTTAGCGAGATCGAACTCCCGGCGCGCCAGCGCCGGAAAAATTTATCGTAGAATAATGCAAGTGGAATACTTGCGGGGACTGATACAATACTACAGCAGGGAATCGGCTCTGCTACACTTGGGAGCTTTTACCTAGAATGATAAAACTAACTACACCGGCTCAGTTGTCTTACATGACAATCGACAATCTGGCCGAGATTATCGGGGACAATGTGCCAGACTTGGCGGGGCACGGCTTGACTTCGTTCCTTTATAACTACATCTGCGATGAGGGTTCCATTACGGTTCCTGAGTCTGACATGGTAGTCACTGACATTGCAAAGATTCTCGATGTCCTTGACTCTGTGGAGTGGCGCGAGTTCTCGGATGAGTTCGGCGGTGAAACAATCAACGATGTGTTGTTCAAGGAGTGGCGTTCGTGCTTGAAGGATATGCGGGTTGCCAATGATGCATTGGAGCTCTCGCCTTATGTCATGGTTGTGGAGTGGTAATGCATCCAATACTAAAGTTCATCGTCGTTGTTGTGATTGCATCCGGGCTTTTGCTCGGATGCGGTTGCTCGGATGGCAGGATTGAGAATGCTACCGATAGGGTATCCCGATGATTATCATCCTTCTTGATATCCTCGGTTTGCTTGTAACGTTTGCGGGTTTGACTTTGTGCAAGGGTAAAGGTTAGAACAATGGAAGTTGAAATGCGTACGTTTACGTTTGAACAGTTCCGGGCGCACGTCGACCGGTATATTTCCCGGCGTCTTGGCGTTGGGCTTGATGACCTGGCGGATGTGGATATCTGGGATTACTGGACGTCCGAGCCAGCGCCCAAAGCGTTTTGGATGACTCAGGTGCAAGACGCGGCGCTCTGTGTAATGGAATCACAGGACTGCGTCGATGATGAGATTATGAGTTTGTTTGAATAAACTCCAACCGGGGACCCTGCCACATACGGCGGGGTTCCTTTTATTTTTATAATCCTAAAAAAGTTTTGGACGCGCCAGCGTACATACTTTTGAGGGATTACTCAGTGCGAGTAGTAACTGTACTGATGTGA